CTTTACCATCACAAAATATCTCTTTCATACTTGAGGTAACGAGATAAATGCCATTAACTAAGTTTACAAATTTAGATTTCAGTCAGATTAAGGAATCTATTAAGTCCTATCTGAGAGCAAACTCAAATTTCACTGATTTTGACTTTGAGGGATCGAATTTTGCTGTCCTGATTGATACTCTAGCATATAATACCTATATTACGGCATTTAACTCCAATATGATAGTTAATGAGTCATTCATTGACTCTGCCACTTTAAGAGAAAATGTAGTTTCTCTCGCAAGAAACATTGGATATGTTCCAAAATCAAGAAAATCAGCAAAAGCACGAGTAAGTTTTAATATTGAGTTCACTGGAACAAGTCCTACAGTAACACTTAACAAAGGTCTTGTCTGTGTAGGTGCAGCTAACAATACTTCTGTCGTATTTTCCATCCCCGAAGAGATTACATCTTCTACGGTTCTCACTGGAGCAGATGTTAACGGAAATGGTCTTAGAAGGGCATCATTTAGTAATATCGATGTCTATGAGGGTACTCTGCTTAGAAGGACCTTCCAGGTCAATGGATCAGTCGATCAGAGGTTTATCCTTGATAATCCTGGAATTGATACAACATCCATCAGAGTTACTGTAAAAGGTCCTCAGGAAACCGTAGGTAGAACATATAATCAAGTAGAAAACATTATTAACGTTTCGGCACTGTCTGAGATATACTTAATTCAAGAAGTTGCCGACGAAAGGTACGAACTTCTATTTGGTGATGGTATTTTTGGTAAAAAGTTAGAAGACCAGGCTATCATCGATGTAAGTTACATTATTTGTGACGGTAAATCTGGAAATGGTCCAAATAACTTCAGTTTCTCTGGATCTGTATCAAATAGTCTTGGTGCTTCATTCCTTCCATCAAATACTGTCTCAGTAACGACTAATCAATCTGCAATTGATGGTTCAGATATCGAACCATTGGAGTCTGTAAAGTATTTTGCTCCTAGATTATACTCTTCACAGTATAGAGCTGTTACTGCTAAAGATTATGAAGCAATTATCCAAAGAATTTACCCAGATACTGAATCTGTATCTGTAGTTGGTGGTGAAGAACTGGATCCACCCGAATTTGGAACTGTCGTTTTAAGTATTAAACCAAAAAATGGTACATTCTTGTCAGATTTTACAAAATCTCAAATTTTGAGTGATCTAAAGCAATATTCTGTTGCTGGTGTGAACCAAAGAATTGAGGATCTCAAACTTCTGTATATTGAACTCTATTCTACCGTATTTTACAATGCGAGTCAGGTGTCTAATGCTAAACAACTTAGAACTGATGTTATTTCAAGCCTAAACACCTACTCTGATTCTGTTGACCTCAATGCTTTTGGTGGAAGATTCAAATACAGTAAAGCAGTAAAGGTCATTGACGATACAAATACTGCGATTACGTCAAATATTACCAGAGTCGTTATTAGAAGAGACCTGAAGGCACTTTTGAACCAATATACACAATATGAACTGTGTTATGGTAACAAGTTCCATGTTGTCTCTGGAGGATATAATATTAAGAGCACTGGATTTACCGTAGAGGGTTCATCTGATCTTCTTTACTTTACAGATGTACCAAATACTGGTATGCAGACTGGTGCCATTGCAATTGTGAAAGAATCTGATTCTGGTCCAGTTGTTGTCGTTCCTGCTGCTGGAACAATTGATTATGTTAAGGGTGAAATTTTAATCAACACAGTAAATATAACTTCTACTGTAAAAAACAATGGAATTATTGAAATTCAGGCAGTTCCCGAGTCTAATGATGTAATTGGTCTTAAAGACTTGTATTTGCAATTAGATATGTCTAATAGCACCATAAATATGGCAAGAGACACTATTACATCTGGTGAACAAATCTCGGGGGTCGGATTCCCCGTCGCATCCAGTTATACCAACGGACAATTAAGTAGGAAATGATAAACACAAATTCTGTCTTTGATTCTAGAGTTAAGATCCAGCAAGTTGTAGACAATCAACTTCCAGAATTTATTAAAGACGAAAATCCACTTGTTGTGGATTTTTTGAGATCATATTATACTTCTCAGGAATTTGCTGGTGGACCAGTTGATATTGCTGAGAATATCGATCAGTATTTAAAATTAGACAGTTTAACACCTGATGTAATTGCTGGCATGTCTACGGTGACTGCTGGCATTTCTACAACGGATACGGAAATTTTTGTAACAAATACAAAAGGATTTCCGCAAGAATATGGACTGATTAAGTTAGATAATGAAATTATTACTTATACTGGATTAACAACCAACTCATTTACGGGTTGTGTGCGTGGTTTTTCTGGTATTACCTCATACCATGCTCCAAATAATCCCGAAGAGTTAGTATTTACAGAGTCTGTAGCAGAATCACACACATCTGGAACCTCTGTACAGAATCTTAGTGCTCTTTTTCTTAAAGAATTTTACGGTAAACTCAAAAAGTTATACACACCTGGATTAGAAGATACCACACTTGCGTCTAATCTCGATGTAAACAACTTTATTAAAGAATCTAGAAGTTTATATGAAAGTAAGGGTACGGAAGAATCTATCAAGATTCTACTAAAAGTACTGTATGGTGTTGATTCCAAGGTAATTGACCTTGAACAGTTTTTAGCAAAACCCTCATATGCAGAATATGTCCGTAGAGAGGTTGTAGTTGCAAAACTAATTAGTGGAAATCCTACGCTCATTTCTGGAACAACTTTGTTCCAAGATGCTCAACCATTGAATAAAATTGAATCTGCCAGTGGACCAATTTCTGAAGTTGAAATTTTTACAAGAGGAACTTCAGAAGATATTGGTGTACAGACATATTACAAGATTTCTCTGTTTACTGGATTTGGTGACGAAAGTCTAATTGAAGGAAAATTTAATATCCCAGGAAGTAGTTTTACCATCGGAAGTCACACTTCTGGATCTTCGGTTATTACAGTTGATTCTACAATTGGATTCCCTGAGTCTGGATCATTTGTTATTGGTAGTGACACTATTACTTACACCGAAAAAACTATTACTCAGTTTATTGGATGTAGTGGTCTTACTCAAGATGTTGACCCAAGAACAGAAGTTATTCAAGATCTTGAAGTATATGCCTTTGAAGAGAATGATTTAACTAGACAAGTTAGATTTGTTTTAACTGGTGTTTTAAGTGACCTGGAAAAGGGGGATGATATTTTCTCTGCAGCAGAAGGAACTCTAGTATCTGTAAAAAACCTTGGTCAGGTTGTTTCTAACGTTCAAGAAGATGACTCATATAAAAAGATCTTCTTTAACTCTTGGGTATATAACTCCTCCGCAAGATATTTTGTAAGTTCTTTTAGTGGATCTACATTTAATTTGACATCTACTATTGACAAGTCAAGTTTAAAAGTTAATGACTATGTTGATATCATTGAAAGATCTACTCAAACTATTGCCGCATCTAATTTAAAGATTGTTAGTGTCAACTTGACTAACAATGCGGTAACTCTTGGTTCTGGAGATTACTCTGGAGTAAATCCCAGTGGTTTTTATGATATTAGAAAAAGAATCAACAAAGCCTCTAGTGTTGGAGCACCTTTGTCCGAAGGTAATAATGTATTATCTACCGATGTTCTGAATACCTATATTGAAGATGAGCAATATGGATATGTTGCTTCTAACTCTCTACCATCTTATGTAATTAGACCAGTAACAACAAAATCTCAGATTTCTGTTGCATCCACGGCAAATGGTTCTATTCAGGGATATGATGTAAATCAACTTTCATACGATACGATCTCTTTCCAAGATGTTGTACCATTTTTTACTGGTGATGAAGTTTATTATCAACCATTGGACGGAGCTCCACCAATTGTTGGTTTGTCAACTGGCAGTTATTATGTTGAGGTTCAACCAGCTCCAAACAACAATAGAGTAAAACTTGCATTATCAAGGTCTTTCCTTGCTGTTAAGTCTTTTGTAAGATTTAATCCAACTAACAGTGGTCCACATTCTTTCATTCTTGCCGAACAGAGAGAAGGATCAATTCAACCACAAAAACTTCTTAAAAAGTTTCCTCTAGAGCAAAATATTGAAACTGGTGATAGAGATTTAACTCAACCAGGGACAACTGGTATTTTAATTAATGGTGTTGAAATTTCTAACTATAAAGTTGAAGATTCTGTTTACTATGGACCTCTCAATAGAGTAGAAGTATTCAGTGGTGGTAATAATTACGATGCTGCGAATTCACCTAGAGTTGTTGTAGGTAATCCATCTGTATCTTCTGGTACAACAGCTCTTGTACAACCAGTTGTTAAAGGATCTTTTACTGACATTCTCGTTGATCCAGTAAATTTTGATCTTGAAGAAGTAATTTCTATCAACATTGCTGGTGGTAATGGTGAAGGTGCTACAGCATCAGCAACTCTTGCTTCTGAGTTCAGAGAAGTTTTCTTCAATGCCAATACTCTTGCTGAAGGTGGTGGTGTTGATGTCTCTGCTAATACAATTACTTTTGACACTCAACACAATTTCCAAACTGGAGATCCTATTGTATATAACGCATTAGGTAATGCTGGTCTTGGTATTGCTACAAACACATCTAACGATGCTATTCAAGGTCTAACTCTTCAAACTGGTAATATCTACTATTCTAAGTTCATCAATAGTAGCACTATTCAGATCCATAATACAAAACTGGATGCTCAGTTGGGTATTAATACTATTGGTATTACTACTGAAAACAATGCTGGACTAATGAAGTTCAGAACTACTAATAAGAAGCTTAAAATTGATAGGCTTAATGTCCTTAACCCTGGACAAGGATATTCTAATAGAAAACTCATTGTTCAGTCAACAGGTATCAATACAACAAATGATACTATTGTATTTGATAATCATAACTTTACTAATGGAGACTTCGTAGAGTACGAATACTTTGATACTGCTATTTCTGGACTTTCTACAACAGTTCAGTACAAAGTATTGACTGTTTCTAACAATGAGTTTAGACTTGCCAATGCTGGAATTGGTGGAACCAATCTTTCCGACTTCAATAGAAATAAGTATGTTTCCTTTGGATCTGTAGGTGTAGGAAGTCATATCTTTAAGTATCCAGAAATCACCGTAACCATCAAAGCAGTAACCACACAACAGACAGAGGGAACCTTTACTGCTACTCCAGTTGTTCGTGGATCAATTGTAGATGCTTATCTCTACAATGAAGGTACTGATTACGGATCTGAGATTCTGAATTTCCAAAGAACACCTCAAATCACCGTTAACAGTGGAACTGGTGCTGAAGTAAGACCTGTAATTCTGAATGGAAGAATTGACAGTGTATTTGTTCTTAGTGGTGGATCTGGTTATACTTCTCCACCAGAGTTGGTTGTCAATTCCAACCCAGTTGGAACTGGTACTACTGGATCTGGTGCAAGACTCAGAGCACTCATTAACAATGCTGGTGTAGTGACCTCTGTAGTCGTCCTCTCCAAGGGTTTAAACTACGATACGAACACAACCACCATTAAGGCAAATTCGGTGGGTTCTGGGGCAATCCTGAACGGTTTCGTGAGACGTTTGGGTGTCAACAAGTTTGCCAAGATTAATGATAATGGTGGAGAGGTTGTATTTCCAACTCCAGATCAGGGTCTTGAGTATGCTGCCATTGGATATGGTTCAACTTTAAGAAATGCTTTTGGTGATACAGGAGCATTCCACTCTCCTATTATTGGATGGGCATATGATGGAAATCCAATCTACGGATCTTATGGATACAATAACCCAGAAAATATTCAAAGTGGTATTAAGAGAGTTGGGTCTGGATACACATCAAGTGCTTCTTATATTACGAATAGACCAAATGCTACAACTTTCCCACTAGGATTCTTTGTTGATGATTATAGATTCACCAACGTTGGTGATCTTGATGAGTTTAATGGAAGATATACGATCACTAATGAATTCCCACAGGGAATCTATGCGTACTTTGCTACCATTGACGCAAATGGTAGTCCACAATTCCCATTCTTTGTTGGAAACTCCTACAGATCTAAGAGTATTCCTGAAAATGTAGATCCCGCAGCTTCTATTGACCAAAATTATGATTTCAACAACTCTCAACTGATTAGAAATACTTTCCCACAAAAGATTGCTCAGGAAGGAGCATCTTATGACTTTGCTATTGAACCATATAAAGTATTCTCCCAAGATGCCGTTGTTGATGTCGTTAGGTCTGGGTCTGTAGATTCTATTAGTGTTGCTTCTACAGGAAATGCGAGATATGCTGTTGGTGATAACTTAAACTTCGGTGAAACTGAAACTGGAACTGGGCTTGCTGCTCAAGTATCTAAAATTGGTGGTAGATCCATCGTCAGTGTTTCTTCTACAGAAACAGTATATGAGAATGCCATTGTAACTTGGAAAGATAACAAGACTGTAGAGTTTTCTATTAGTCCAAACTTTGATTTGAACAACAATGATATTGTTCAAATCACTGGACTTTCTACTTTCGTAGAGAATCTTGATGGATCTCACATTATTAATACAGATCTTCCAAATGCAAAATTAATTGTTGGGATGGGAACCACTGGTGTCAGTGGAATGACTACAGACATCACGGTCTCGATCCTTCCCGTTTCCATTGGAAGTTCGGTAAAAGTTTCTAATGAAACATTTGGTGTCCTGAATGTTTTCTCTGCTGATGGTATAATTAGAGTTCAGAGATTCCCATCTGAAACTGCTAGTGGTGGAGTAGCGCACACTGCTACAGAAACAGTCACTTATCTCCCACAAAGATTTACCGTATCTCTAGAAACACCTTACTTTGATTCTAAGGAACAGCAAAAGGTATACTTCAACCCATTTGAAACTGTTGGTATTGGAATAACTGCTGGTTTTTCCACAACAAGATCCTATCAGTTCAATGGAATCACTACCGAGAGAAGCATTCTTACCCAGAATATTTACCTCAAGGATCACCCATTCGTAACCAATCAGCAACTTTCTTATTCCGTTGGTCTTGGAACGACTTCTATTGGAGTTTCTACAAGTCCTACTGGAACTGTGTTCTACATGCCAAGTCAGGTCTATGCTATTAAGACCTCTAAGGACACAATCGGTATTGCGACTGTTCTTAATGGTGATCAGGTTTATTTCAGAGATGTTTCATACACTAATTTGTATGACTATCAGTTTGCCTCTGTATACAGTCAGGTAACTGCAGATGTTAAGAAAATTTCGGCAACTGTTTCTACTGGTGAAACTCATGGTCTTACAAATGGTGATATAGTTCAACTTACTGTAAATCCTGGTCTTAGCACAGGTGTTGGTGCTGCTTCAACAGTTATTATTAAAGTTGTTGAGGAAAGAATTCTTGTTAACCCAGTTGCTATCAGTTCCACTGGAATTAACACGAGTACAAATATTATTACGAAAACAAATCATGAGTATTCTACTGGTGACAAGGTTTACTATGAAGCAAGTGAAGTTATCGGTGGACTTTCTACTGGAACCTTCTACGTATACGTAATTGATAAGGATAACTTCAGACTGACAGAAACTAGAAAGGATGCTGTTTCCTCTCCACCAACATTCGTTAACTTGACTTCCGTTGGTGGAACCTCTCAGACACTTTCTTTAGTCAATCCACCACTTGAAGTATTCAAGAATAATGATGTAGTCTTCAACTTAGAAGATCCAAGTCTTTCTGGGTATAATTTCAAAGTATATTACGATAACGACTTTGACAATGCTGTTGTTTCTACTGGACAGACAACTAATTTCTTAGTATCACCTTTTGGTACTAATGGAACATCTGGTGCTGGAGCAACTGTTGGATTCTCTTCGGTATTCCCATCTATCCTTTATTACAACCTTGATAAAGGTGGATTTATTAGCACTGCTGATACTGATGTTACTGGATATAATGAAATTAGATACTCCAATAGCAGATACAATGGAACTTATAATATTACTGGAGTAACTAGCACGACATTTGATGTAAATCTTTCTGACGTTGTTGAGAGATCATCATATACTGCTTCTGAGTGTGACTCTATCGAATACAATACAACTTCTACTAGTGCCACTGGTTCTATCGAAGATGTCAAAATTATCTTTGGTGGATTGGGATATAAATCCGTCCCCAATATTTCTAGCATCACTTCCACATATGGATCTGATGCAGTATTGAGACTGAATTCAGATACTATTGGTAAGTTAGAGTCTGTAAGACTTTTGACACCTGGATTCTCTTATCCATCTGATAAAACTCTCACTCCAACTGCTAATGTTCCAAATGAACTTTCAGTTAGAAATTATGAAACCCTGAATTCTATTACTGTTATCTCTGGTGGTAAAAACTACCTTACCCCACCAAGTCTTGTTCTATATGATCCATCTACAGATAACATCGTTCCTGATTTCCAAGGATCTACTGAACTTTCTGGAAATGCTGTAAGTCCAACGACTCTTGTTAATGGTGTAGAGACAGCTGGTATCAGAATCGATAGAAATCCAGTCGGTCTTAAAGATGATGTTGTATATCGTGCTGTAGCAGTTAATAATGACAATGGAGTTTCCGTTGTTAGTGTTGCTTCTAGTACAGACAATATTGTTACTCTGAGCATCTCCACACCAATCCTAGGATTTAGTACAGCACCATTTACAGCTGGTGATGAAGTATTTGTTGAAGGAATTGGACTAGCATCTACTACAGGTGATGGACATAATTCCTCCGACTATGGATATCAATTCTTCACTGTCACTTCTTTCGATAGCAGTGTTAATCCAAACAAACTTACTTATAATCTGAGTAGTCTTGTAACCACAAATACAGGGATTGCTATTACAAATCCAGGATTATTTGCCAATGTTGTTAAAAAAGATAATCTCCCCGAGTTTAGAGTAAACAAAGAAACTTCTGTATTTGAACCAGGTGAGTCCCTCTATCTCAATGACCTTTTAGTTGTTGGATCTACCAATCTTGTTGTAAGTAGCTTTAATTCTCTAACTGGAAAACTGAACATCACTGGAACCACACCAATTAAGAATGGTGATACTCTTACTGGTTCTGTAACTGGTGCTAAGTGTACAATTGAGAATATTACATCCAAGGTTGGTCGTTTTGAAATTGATTCAACGTCTACCTTTATCAAAGGATGGAGCAATGACATTGGAAAACTCGATGAAGATTATCAGGTAACTGGTGATAACGATTACTATCAAAGAATGTCTTACTCTATTCAGAGTGAGAAGTCATTTGACGATATTATCAGTTTTGTAAACGATAACGTCCACCCAACTGGTTATAGAAACTTTGCTGATACTCAAATTAATCCAAAAGGAAATGTAGGGGCTTCTTTCACGACAGCACAAGAAGAACCATTCTTGGTTCTTGACATTTTTGATGGAGCTAAGAGAGTTGATACAATTAACGATTTTGATTTCGCATTAGACTTAGATGCCACTGCAAATACTTCTAAATCCATCGAACTTCAAAATGTTCAAGTAACCGATTACATTCTTAATAAGACTAATAGAGTTATTTCTATTGATGACATCAGTGGTGAATTTTTGAATGAAGATTCTGATGAACTTCTTAAATTTAAGGATGTTGCCACTTTTGGTGATGGTAGAAAGACGAACAAGTTCCTTGTTCAACTTGTAGATATTACCAATGATGCCGAAATGGGTCTTAAAGAACTCGTTTTGGTCAATAACAATGAAAACACTTATGTCTTTGAAAAAGTAGGTGTTGGTGAAACTATCGGTGAACTTGATGGATTCTTTGATGAGGATACAAACCAATACTCCTTGAGATTTACTCCAAATGAAATTTACAACACTGATTATGAAGTAAAACTTCTTCAAACATTCTTTGATGATGATGCATCTGGAATTGGATCTCAAAGCATTGGATTTGTAGATCTTATTTCTAAAACACAAGATGTTGTTGCTGGTGTTGGTACAACAGTTCTTGGATTCAGCACAACTACATCCGATACTTTCTATACAAGTATTGAAGTTTTTGATGAATTGGCAAATGCTGTTGATTACGTCGAACTTGTACTTACCCACAATGGTGTTGATACTTATCTTACTGAGTTAGCATCATTTAACACCAGAGTTGGTTTGAATGGTCTTTCTGGTCCATTCATCGGATCCTTTACCTCATCTATTGATTCAGGAATCGTAAGTCTTGTTTATAATAACAATGGATCTAATGATGTTAGATTGAGAACTCAGACCATTAGTATTGGAAGCACTGCTGCTGGTATCGGTACATATAGATTTAAGTTTACTGGAACATCCGATGGAACAGAAAGAACTGGTAGATTGGAATCTGATTATGCAATCGTAACTGGTGGAACACCAACAACGATTACTGGAATTAATAGTATTACTGATGGATCCCTGAAGTCAACTGTCCGAGTAAGCATTGGAGAAACACAGTCTGTACACCAAGTCTACGTACTCAATGATCAAAAAGATAGAGAAAACTTATACGTTCTGAGTTATCCATACCTTTCTGTCAATGATATCAATGGTATCGGCACGTTCTCTGCTGAATATTCTGCTACTGGAGTAGATCTGAAATTCCATCCAGACTACACTGGTGATATTCAGGTACAATCTTTCAATGAAATTATCTACAGAGATCTTGACAATAATGGTGATATTTCTGGTATCGGTGATCTTTCTTATGGTGATGTAAACCAGAATGTATCCCAAGCAGTTTACTATGGTATTAACCAGAGAGAAATTTTAGAATTCTCTGCCAAGCACGATGGTGTTGATATCTTTGCTAAGACTTTCGATCCAGCTGGAACTGGCATTGTCAGCACAACAACGGGTAAATTTACATTACCACACTTCTTCCAAACTGGTGAAGAACTTGAGTATAGACCTGAGTCTAACTTGGTTGGAGTTGCTGCTACTGGCATTGTTTACTACACTGGAGTTGGATCCACAGATCGTTTACCACAAACAGTTTATGCTATTAGAGATAATGCTTCTCAATTCAGAGTTGCCATTGCCGCTACTTTAGCCACTGTTGGAACTGCTGTTACTTTTGCCGCACTTGGTGCTGGTAACAAGCACGTATTCTCCATGGCAAAGAGAGCCGAGAAGACAATCTTGACCTTAGATGGTATTGTCCAATCACCTCTTCTGAAAACACCTCTGATAGAGCAGACAATGCATTCTGTCGGAGCAGGAACAACTATCATTCAACTCAGTGGAATCTCTTCTATTAGACCTGCTGACTTGATCAAAGTTGGTAATGAATACATGAAGGTTAGTATCGTTGGTCTTGGATCAACAAATACTAGTGGTGTTGGTGCTATCGGAACTCTTCCAATCGTCGAGGTTGAACGTGGATTTGTTGGATCTAGTGCCACCTCTCACAACCAGTTTGCTAATGTCTCTATTTACAGAGGATCTTTTGACATCGTTGATAGCAAGATTCACTTTACAGAAGCACCTACTGGTGCTGGTAGAGAAGATCTTGATAGCAGAGGATTGGCAATTCCAAGATCTAATTTCTCTGGAAGAGTTTATTTGAGAAAAGATTATGACACAAGTCTGTTGTTTGATGACGTATCCGATCAATTTGATGGTGTAACCTCTGAGTTTACTCTTAACTCTAACGGAAGCAGTGTCACTGGAATTGGATCTACTGGTGGCAATGGTGTTGTATTCATTAATGGTGTTTTCCAAGCACCATCTACTCCAAATAACACTAATAATAACTTTACAATTACTGAAGTTTCTGGAATCAGCAGCATCATATTTACTGGTATCCTTTCTGAAGGTGGATCTCAAATTATTGATCAATATGATATCAACCAAAACCAACTTCCAAGAGGTGGTGTTCCAATTTCATTTGGAGCAACAAATGGATTGGGTTATGCTCCACTTAGAAAAGCAACTGCTGTCCCAACAGTAACTCTGGGACAAATTACAAATATTGCTGGAGTACCAACGACTGGAGTATTTGATGCCATTTCTAATGCCGAATATGATAATACAACTGGTATTCTGACAGTAACTTCTTCTAGTGCTCATGAACTGAACACTGGTGATAAGATTGAACTGAAGAATATGACGTTCTCTTGTCCCGCAAATGGTCCTTTTGCTAACAACTATCAGTTCCCATCTGAACAGGGTGTAAACTTTACCATTAGTTCTTTCGTTTATGACAACAGAACAGGTCTTGCTACGGTTGGATTGACATCTGCCCATAACTTTAGAGTTGGTAGATTAGTTGATCTTTCCAATATTGGAATGGCTTGCTCTACTCCACACACTGGGGTCACCAACTCCATCTTCCCAGATGGAAGTTCTGGAAGTAAAGCCGTTGGTGTTAATACCAATAGATATCCAATCCTTGGTATTGCTGGAACTAATACTTTCTTAATTAACGTTGGTGTTTCCACCATTGTCCACGTCTATGCTGGTGCTGGTGCTACAGCAGGAAATGCATATGAAGTAAAACCAGCTGGTCCTTATTATGCCACTAGAATTCTTTCCAGCACAAAGTTTGAAACCCAAGTTGGTGTTGTGACATTTGCTCACACTTATAGTTCTGGTGGAACATTTGCGAAGTGGACAAATGCTGATTTTGGTAGTGGTTATTCTACTATTACTGCTCCCGCAATTGCTGTTACCGAGTCTGGTCATACTGGCACAGTTGCTCAAATTACAGCATCTGTAGGTGCTGGTGGAACATTAGCATTCACTATCACAAATGCTGGTAGTGGATATACAAATCCAACAATCAATATTCAGGAACCAAGTTACGACAACTTGGTTGTTGAGGGTGTTTCTAGACTTTCCGTTGGAGCAACAACAGCAACTGGAATCGGAATGTCCGTCACTGTTGGTGTTCTTGGAATCAATACAAGTTATAACTCTCAACCAATTGTAGATTTTGTCTATGATGAAATCACTGGATTATCTACTGTTAGTGTTGTTGGTCACGGACATACCACGGGTGATATTATTAAGATAAACAATGTTGAATTTTACCCATATGCTCCAGTTGGTGATGGTGGATTATTCTTCCCTGGACCATCTGTAACTTACAACTACACTGTTCTTCAATATATTGATGAGGACACATTCACAATTAACATTGGTGCTGCGGCAACTGTGGTCTCTTACACATATGTTGGTGCTGGTGGTGTTGTAAGAACTGGAATCGGAGCAACTTTATTTGAAGTTCAGGAGTTTACAGTTACCAAACCAGGTTATTCCTTCAGAAGAGGTGATGTTCTGAGAGTTGTCGGTATGACGACTGATCCACTTGCTGGTGATGATTTCAAGCAATTTGAAATTACTGTTGATGATACCTTTGAAGATACCTTCGCAGCATGGCAGTTTGGTGAACTTGATTATATCGATAGTGTCAAACCATTCCAAGATGGAAGCAGAACTAGATTCCCACTTGCTTATAATGACCAACTTGTAAGTTTTGAGGTTGATAAGAACGATCCAGATTCTGCCCTGATTAATTTAGAATCTCTCCTCCTCGTTTTTATTAACGGTGTTCTTCAAGAACCTGGAGAGGCTTATGAATTCTATGGTGGAACCTCTATTACTTTTGCTGAACCACCAGCTCCAGAAGACTTAATTGCCATCTTCTTCTATAGAGGAACTGGTGGAATAGATAGTTACTTACAAAATATTCGTGAGACAATCAAAGTTGGTGATGATATTTTCATGAAGAGAACACCTCTGATTGAAAAAAATGATGCCCCACGTATATTCTCTAACCTCTCGCAAGAGTCTCAACGTGCTATTGTCGGTATTACATCTTCTAGTGAAGTTGAAACTTCTCTCTATCGTGGTGATGGTGTAAGCACTACAGAACCAAAACCAATCGCATGGACTAAGCAAAAGGTTGATAGAGTTCTCGGTGGTGAGTTTATTTCTAAGGCAAGAGATTCCTTAGAAGCACAAATTTATCCTACTGCAAAAGTTCTCAAGGATCTTAAGACAACAGACAATGAATTGTTTGTTGAGGACACTTCTCTGTTCCTTGGTGTTGATCCAGTAACGGATCCAGATACAAACTTTGGTGGATTGATCGTTTCTGGATTCTCTACTGCTGGAATTGGTTCTACAACAACGGTTAGAACTGAAAGAATCAGTGGTATTTTGGAAACAAATGTTCAGGGTTACTCTGGTGTAATTACTGGAATTACTACAGCATACGCAAGACTAGAAGAGTTCTATCCTTTCGATGTTTCTAAGTTGAACTACAAGAAAGGTCAAAACCTTGTAGATGGTTCTAAGAATGACCTTAGAGCAATCTACATGAGACCAGATGGAACTAAAGTGTACGTTGCCGATCAAAATACATTGACTATTACAGAATGGTCACTGTCTTCTCCATATGAAATCGATACTGCTGCTATTAATAACAGCAATCAAATTGGATTTAGTACCCAAGTTACTCAAATCTATGATTTCTTCATTAGAGATGATGGAACTAAACTGTACACTCTCGGAAGAGGAGCTCAAGCACCATTCGTAACCCAGTTAAATCAATTTGATCTTTCCGTTGCTTGGGATTTGACTAGTGAAGATGTTGCTGGTATTGAAACTACTACTACTGTTTCCAACCAAACTCAAAGTCATAGAGGATTAGAAGTTGTTGATACTGGAAGTAAGATTATTACAATTTCACCAACAACAGCAACACTTTACAGTTATGATCTTTCTAGTGCTTACGATATCACAAGCATTTCCTTTGATACCAGCCAAGCACTGGCAGATGATGCTGCTCCATCCGATTTTGCTATGAGCAATGATGGTGAAAAGATGCTTGTTCTTGGTGGTGACAGTGAAAAACTCCTTGAATATGATCTCGGCACAGGATTTGTTATCACATCTATTGGTATTGGGACTACTTCCACTCTCAGTGTTGGTGCTGGAGCAACTATTTCTCTGACAATCAAAGATGATGGTGAGAGAGCATATGTTCTGAATTCTTCTGGAATTGGTTCTCAATATCACATGAGTCTCCCTCCCGATGGTCTTGGACTTACGTTCCAACTTGATCTCCGTGATGTATCCACTTTAGTAAAGAGACAAACTCTTGCTGATGGTTATCGTGTTCTCGTGTATGATACGGGAGTTGGAACTGGTCTCACAACCATTATCGGATCTGGTGTTTCTATTGGAATTGGAACAACTAATGTCATTGGAGTTTCCACTCAATATCTTGATAACATTTACGAAACATACTACACCCAGTATTCTGGAACCGTTGGTATTCTTACTTGTCAGGTAGATCCTGCAACTAACATTGTTGGAGTCGCAACAACTGGAACATACTATGAACCATGTGGAAGAATCTCTTGGGGTAGAATTTCTGGATTTGACAGATCCAGTGATCCGATTTCTCTGACTGTAGATGGTAATGATTTTGAAGTTGGAATGACAACGTATCCAACGATCCAAAGAAGAGATGCTGGTTTGAGATCTACAGGTGCTCTAAGCAAACAGTAAGGAACACCTTATAAATACAAAAAAAACCAAGTCTAATAATGTCTGCTATTATTACAGATCAATTTAGGATTTTGAATGCCGAAAACTTTGTGGCATCTGTCGCAAATACGGCAAATTCTTATTATGCTTTTATGAGTTTATCCAATCCTACTGGATCTGGATATGGTAGAACATCAACATGGAATGATATTGGTGGACCACCTTTTCCAACCGATAACTTTAATTATTCTAACCATGTTTATGATACGATGCTGTTCGGCAAACGTGTCACTTCTTCTAATACTAGGAGATTGGTTAGAAAAGTAAATTGGGTTCAGGGATCTACCTATGACTACTATAGACATGATTACAGTGCTACTAATCAGTCACAAGTAACAAATTCCAGCAGACTTTATGATTCAAATTATTACGTTGTAAACAGTGAATTTCGTGTTTATATTTGTTTAGACAACGGAACTGCTGCTGGAATTTCTACTACACCATCTGCTTCACTTGACGAACCAACCTTTACCGATGTTGAACCAAGTAGAGCAGGTACAAGTGGTGATGGATATCTTTGGAAATATCTTTACACAATCAACCCAAGTGACATCGTTAAATTTGATTCTACGGAATACATTACAGTCCCAAATGATTGGTTAACAACGACTAGTACTGGAATTCAAGCTGTTAGAGATAACGCAGATTCTGAAGTCAATAACAACCAAATTAAGATTGTTGCTATCGATGAACCAGGACTTGGATATCCACAATTTACTGCTAAAGAGTTTCCAATCCTTGGTGATGGACAAGGTGGAAAAGTTAGAGTTACGACAAACTCTCTTGGTCAAATTATTGAAACACAGGTAACTTCGGGTGGATCTGGTTATTCCTTTGGACGTGTTGATCTTTCCAGTGAAAATACAGGTGTTCAAACGGCAACATCTGCTTTTGCTAGATTGACACCGATCATTCCCCCATCCAAAGGTCATGGTTATAATGTTTACAAAGAACTTGGTGCTGATAAAGTTCTAATGTATGCCAGATTTGATAATTCATCCTATGACTTTGCCGATGACACTGTATTTGCTCAAGTTGGGATTATAAAAAATCCAACCATTTTGAATTCCGATACTGTTTTTACAGATAATCAGTACTCTTCTCTTTATTCTATTAAGTATGAGACCCAAAGTGCCGCACAGGATTTAGTTGTTGGAGATACTATCCAACAGACTGTAGGGGTAGGATCTACTGCAAAGGGTATTGTTGCTTCTTACGATACAGAAACTAAGATTATCAAATATTATCAAGATAGAAGTCTTTATTATAATTCTTCTACTGGAGATGAAACAGACGCAACTGATGTGAGATCTAGATCACCCATTATTAACTTCACTTCTAGTTCTAACGCAATTACTAAGAGTGGTGGTTCTTTCAGTGTTAACGTAGATCAAAGCTTTAGTGGAGTTACAACCACTCTTGCTAATGGAAGAGTAGTTAACCTTGGTGTTAACTTCACAGATGGTCTTGCCAATCCAGAAATAAATAAAAGGAAAGGAGAAATCATCTACCTTGACAATAGACCTTCTGTAACCAGAAATGAAAGACAGAAGGAAGACGTTAAAATCGTATTAGAGTTCTAATAAAATGCCACAGCAGACTAATCTCAACGTCAATCCTTACTACGATGATTTTGATCCTGCTAAGGATTATTATCGTGTGCTGTTTAAGCCTGGATTCCCAATTCAGGCTAGGGAATTAACCACACTACAATCTATCCTACAGAATCAACTTGAGAGTTTTGGTAGTCACATCTTCAAAGAAGGTTCTATTGTTGTACCTGGCAATATCACATATGATGATCAGTTCTATGCTGTGGAAATTAATTCCACTCACTTAGGAACTGATGTTAGTGTATACATTAATAATTTTGTAGGGAAAAGGATCGTCGGTCAAGAGTCTGGTGTAACTGCTCAGGTACAGTACGTTCTTTCGCAAACTGCTTCCGAAAGAAATAATGTAACTCTTTATGTTAAGTATATTGACTCTGGTAACACGAATAATGCTCTTTCATCTTTTAGTGATGGTGAGAATTTAGAAACTTTAGAAGCAGTAGATTTCGGTAACACTACCATCCCAACTGGCAATACATTTGCTACTTGTATTGCTGAAGATGCTACTTCTATTGGTTCTGCTGCTCACATTGGAGCTGGTATTATGTTCCTTAGAGGAACATTTGCCAGAGTAGACACGCAAACAATTCTTCTGGATCAATACAGCAATCAACCATCTTATAGGGTTGGTTTAGTAATCTCCGAAACTGTTACCACAGCAAAGGATGATTCTTCACTTTATGATAATGCCAAGGGATTTTCTAACTACACAGCACCAGGTGCTGATAGATTAAAGATTGAACTTGTTCTTGGCAAGAAAGCAGTAACTGATACTACCGACGTAAACTTTATTGAGCTCTTAAGAGTTGAAAACGGTCAGATTAGAAAAATTACCAAGACCACAGAATATAGCATTATTCGTGACTATTTGGCTAAGAGAACTCATGATGAATCTGGTGATTATTCTGTAGAGGATTTCGAACTCGGATTGTTCAATTCTTTAAATGATAGACTTGGAAATGATGGGTTGTACTTCTCTAATCAATCCACATCTCAAGGAAGTATTCCTAGTGATGACCTTGCTTGCTTAAAGGTAGGACCTGGTGTTGCATATGTTAAGGGATATGATGTAGAGAAGAATGGAACTGAAATTATTGATGTAAACAAAACAAGAGCAACTAAAGAAGTTAAGACTTCTGCTGTTGACTTTGAGATGGGCAATCTCATCAAATTAAATCATGTTGTCGGCATCCCTAAGTTCAAAGATGCTGTTCAACTTTACGATCAGAGAAGAAATAATACTGGTGCTGGCATCGGCACTCAAATTGGTGAAGCAAGAGTATATACTTTAAAACCAGAATCTCAAGTTAGTATTGCTTTAACTGATACTACAATCTATGATTGTTATCTTTATGATATTCAAACTTACACCAGACTTGAATTAAACTCTAGCCTGAGTGCTGGTGATCTTCCAGATACCGCATACATCAAAGGTCTCAGTAGTGGAGCAACTGGATATGCCACTACAGTTGGATCTGGTAAATCTGAAGTATTCCTGAGACAAACTGCTGGGTCTTTTATCCAAGGTGAGTCCATTAGCATTAACGGCATCTCTACGACCCCTAGAACCGTCAATAACGTCAAGCAATACGGTGCTGGGGATGTCAGGATGGTCTGGCAGGATAGCAGCTCTCTGTCTGGTTATACGACGGATTTCCAAGGTGATACTGTTTTAGACTTTATTGTTCCAACAGGATTTAGTGTTGCCGATACAATCACTATCAATAATGCTGGTATCACCACATCTGCTGGAAACGATTTTATTAATTTTAAAGTCGGTGACATTATTCAATACCAGAGACCTGGATTCTCCACAGCAACTTACAACAGAGTAAGTTCTGTCGCAGCAGATGGTCTTACGATGACTTTATCTGCCGTTGTTAATGTTAAAGGAGTGTGTGATGGTTCTCTTCCAAGTTCCACAACAACAGTTCAGTTTAAAAGAGGTAGATCTTCGATCAGAAATGAAGAGCAGGGATTCCTTTATGCTCCTCTGGATGATGGAAACATTGCTACAGTAGATTTTACTGGATCTGATCTTAAGGCAGTTGTAGAGGCAACAGGAAAAACTACCAATTCCAGTGGTGTTCTTACACTGTCCGCTTCTGACATTAGTGGTCTTACCGATATCCTCTTTGAAGCTTTTGATGAAGAAAGATACTCCATTATCTACAGTGATGGAAAAATCGAACCACTTCGTGATGATCAGGTATCTATTTCCTCCAATGTAGTAACTTTCAATGGTCTGAGAGCAAGTCAATCTAACGTAAATGTTATTGCTACCGTTAGAAAAACTGCAGTTCAGAATAAGCAGAAAGTTTACAATAGAGTTAGAACTCTAGAGGTAACAAGATCCAAATATAGTAATTCTGGAACCAATGGAAACAGCAGCATCAATGATGGATTAACTAAGAGTCCATACTATGGACTCAGAGTTCAGGATAAAGAAATCTGCCTGAATTATCCCGATGTTGCTAATGTCTTTGCTGTTTATCAAGCAATTGACGAAAATTCGGTGACTCTTGACACCCTGAACTTCTTCACAAATGCTGATATCAATGATAGTGTTATTCTTGGTGAAAATGTAATTGGTAGTACTTCTGGTGCTGTTGCTAAAGTTGTTACAAAAGCAGCAAATCAAATTACCTTTGTTTATTTGAACGAAAACAAATTTGCTGCTCAAGAGAACGTTCTGTTCCAAGAATCCAACGTTATCGGTCAAATTCAGTCTATTAGTGCTGGAAGGTACACCGATGTTACAAACAGATTCACTCTGAATAAGGGTCAAAAGAATCAATACTATGATTATGCTCGTTTAGTCAGAAATGATGGATATTCTGAACCAAATAGAAAACTGTATGTCGTTTATGACCACTATACAGTTCCATCTAATGATGAGGGTGATATCTTTACGGTAGATAGTTATGGAGCAGAAAGGTTTGCTAAAGATATTCCTTTGATTGGTAATATTAATCAAAGAGCTTCTGATACTTTAGACTTTAGACCTAGAGTATCTGTCTTCGATCCATCTACTGCTACTGCGTCTCCGTTTGACTTTAAATCTAGAGTATTTACTGATCAACCAAAACTTCTTCTTGCCGCAAACGAAAGTTCTGTAATTGGATATACTTTCTATGTTCCAAGAATTGATAGACTTTACTTAGATAAACTTGGCAACTTTGTTTATGTTGAAGGTGTTGCTGAAAGAACACCAAAAGCACCAGAAAAAGTTGGTGATGTAATGCTTCTGGCTACCATTGATATTCCTGCTTATCTCTATGATGTTGATACTGTAAGTATCACCATGGAAGATAACAGAAGATATACAATGCGTGATATTGGAAGACTTGAGGATAGAATTGAAACTCTAGAAGAGTTGACCTCTCTTAATCTTCTTGAACTTGAAACTCAGTCACTGCAAGTTCAAGACGCAACGGGTCTTTCTAGATTTAAGTCTGGTTTCTTTGTAGACAACTTCAGAAATGGTGATTTCATTGATCCTAGATCGGTAATGCTTCCTCAGGATGGTGTTCTTAGACCATTCTTAGATGCTACGACACTTGCTGGTCTTTTAGCATCTAATACAAATACTCCTGATAATGAAATCGATCTTGCTGTTGACTTTAATCTTCTTGACCAAAATGTCAGAAAAACTGGACGTATTGTTACACTCAACTATTCTGAAACTGAATATCTCAGCCAACCACATGCTACCAAGGTAGAGAACGTTAACCCATTTAACGTTGTACTTTATAACGGTAGTGTTCAGTTAAGTCCCAAATCCGACTTCTGGGTAAGAAATATTTGGGTTCCTGGTGGAAGTGTAAGAATTCCAAACCCAAGCAGAAGAGGTCAAACAGATACGGTTGTAAGAACACTGTCTAATAGACCAGACAGGTTCATGAGATCTAGGAACGTACAGTTTAATTCTGTAGGTAATAAGCCATATGGTAGATACTATCAGTTCCTTGATGGAAATGGTGCTGTCGATGTTATTCCAAAACTTCTTGAAGTTGAAAATGTAACTGGTGTATTCCAAGTTGGTGAGACTGTTGTTGGATCTGTTAACGGTGTTGATATTATCAGATTTAGACTGGCAAGACCAGATCATAAGTCTGGAGCATATGCCACACCAGCAGTTTCTTACACAATCAACCCATACGACAATACCACCACACTTCCAACCCAATACTCTCTTGCTTCTACAGTTCTGAACGTAGATACAGCAGCACTTTCCGCACAAGCTCAGGGTGCTTATTCTGGAAGAGTTGAAGTTGGAACTAGATTCAGAGGATTGAATAGTGGTGCTCAAGCAACTCTGTCTGATATCAGACTGATTGCTGATAATGGTGGTGACTTAATTGGATCTTTCTTCCTAAGAGATCCAAATGCATCTCCAACACCTACAGTAAGAATTACTACTGGAACCAAGGAATATAAACTGACAACTAGTGCTACAAATGCCGAACCACTTCCTGGCAGTAAGTTAATCTCAACAGCAGTTACAAATTACACTGCTAACGGAAGAACAATTGTAAGACAGAGAGTAACTGCTACTTTCTATGATCCTCTGGCACAATCTTTCTTAATTGAAAAAGAAGGAGCATTTATTACCTCTGTTGATGTATTCTTTGCTAATAAAGATTCTGGAAATATTCCAGTTGAACTTCAACTCCGTACAATGGAGTTGGGTACACCCACAACGACTCTTGTAACTCCAGACGCAAGAGTTTTGGTAAAACCAGAAGATATTACAACGTCTTCTAATGCTTCTGTTGCTACTAATATCAAATTCCCATCTCCAGTTTATCTTGAACCAAACCAAGAATACTGTATAGTTCTTCTTGCTGATACTGATCAGTACGAAGTTTGGGTTGCTGAGATGGGTAAAAAGACCGTCAACGCAAGTCAACTTCCTGCTGCAACTGGTGTTGTATACAGCACTCAGTATTCCATGGGATCTTTGTTCTTGTCTCAAAACGGATCCATCTGGACTGCTAATCAGTATGAAGATATGACGTTCAAACTTTATCGTGCGAACTTCTCATCCGAATCTGGAACAGCATACTTCTATAATCCAAAACTTGATATCAGTAATGGTGGTTCTAGAAGACTTGGTGAAGATCCTATTCAGACTTTACCAAAAAGACTGACCATTGGTGTTACCACAATGCCTAATGGATATGCTGGTATCTCCACACTTTCTATTGGAAGAAAAGTTACTTCTGCATCTAAGGCATATAACTTTGGATACGTCGAACAGCAGGGTGGTCCTGTTGCTACTGGTGGTGCTGGTATCTTCACTGGTGGTAGTGGATATGGAACTCCATCTAACCCAGTTTCTACTTTCAACATCAATAGCAATGGAAGTGGTCTGACACTCAACGTAACTGTTGGATCTGGTATCAGTAACGTAACCGCTGTTTCTGTTGCCACATCTGGTTCTGGATATGTTGTTGGTGATACTGTTGGTCTCACCACTGCCGACATTGGTGGATTTGGTGATGGTGCTGTTATTAGTGTTAATAGTCTCTGGGGTGTTGACACCTTATATCTCACCAACGTACAGGGTGAGGAGATGACCGTTGGTGCTGGTCTTTCTTACTATGATAATAGTGGAACAATCGGATACTCTGGTGTTGACGTTGTAACCACCAACGTAACTACTGGTGATACAAATGATGGATCTTGGTTCTTTGTTGATCATTATGATCATGGAATGTATGCCGATAATAATAAAGTAACTCTTTCGAAGATTAGACCCAACACACAAGTTAATGTTCTTGCTGCAAATCTTGGTGTTGATGATACCGTTGTTTCTCTTGCTACCACTTCTGGACTTCTGACATTTGAAGGAATTGCTGTCGGTGCTGCTAATACTGGATATCTGGTCATTAACGATGAGATCATCGCATATGATTCTGTCGGAGTTGGAACAGTTGGTATTCTTCAAAGAGGTGTTGATAACACTCTTACGATTGCCCACAACACAGACGATCAAGCACTTAAGTATGAACTCAATGGTGTTTCTCTGAGAAGAATCAATAAGACTCATGACATGGGTTCTGTTGATAGAACTATCGATGGATATTATATTCAGATCGATAGATCGAACAGAAATACTGATGATACTCCAAACCAAGAACCACAACTTTCCTTCAATACCAACTCTTTGGTTGGTGGAAACTTGGCTGAGGCAACGCAGAACGTTCAGTTTAACTACATCGCACCAAACTTCGATGTGGTAACACCTGGAGATGCTACAAGTGCTTCAGCAAGAATTAGAACCGTTTCTGGTACTAGTGTTGATGGATCTGAAGTGTCGTTCTTGGATCAAGGATATGAACCAGTAGGTCTGAATACTATTAACACACTCGAAACACCAAGATTGATCGCATCTAAAGTCAATGAAGATGCTAGAACAACCGATCTCCCACGTAGCAAGTCGTTTACCTTAGGTGTCCAACTTGAGACACAAAGTAATTATGTTTCTCCATACATCAATCTTGACACTGCCAACCTGGAACTGTTCTCCAACAGAATCGATAACCCAGGACTGAATTATGCTACTGATGGTAGAGTCAATTCTGATGATACAGATCCACACTCTGCGATCTATGTTTCTCAGAGAGTTGATCTTCAGCAACCAGCAACTTCCTTAAGAGTTCTTCTGACTGCTGCCAGACCTTCTGACGCAGACTTTAGAGTACTCTACAAGTTAGTAAGAGCAGACTCTAGTGAGATTGACCAGACTTATGAACTCTTCCCTGGATATGAAAATCTTGTTGATACGGATGGTGATGGGTTCGGTGATCAGGTAATTAACATTGCTGCCAACACTGGACATCCAGATGTCCTGGTTCCACCAAGTCTGACTCCAAATGATTATCTGGAATATCAATTCACTGCTGATAATCTTGAGCAGTTTACTGGATATGTAATCAAGATTGTATGTACAACAACTAATCAATCTAAGGTTCCAACATTCAGGGATATTAGAACGATCGCACTGGCATGATAAAGGTAGAGGGACATCAAAACCTCTATCGTGATCCTAATACTGGTGCGATAGTAAATACTGATAGACGGGCATATCTAGAGTATGTCCGTCAAAGAAATTTATTGACTAAACAAAAAGAAGAGAAAAGAAATTTAGAGCAAGAAGTCTCTAGTCTTTATGAAGAAGTTGCTGAATTAAAGAAATTAGTCCATGACTTATTAGGTAGATAAATACCTGTATAGGGTGCTTGTGATTAAATGGCTGCCGTATATGTAACTAATTTAACTATTAATGCTGGCGTGAATTTTAGTCAATCTTTCACGCTGGCAGATACTGCTTCTGACGCACCTATTAACTTAGCTGGTTATGGACACAGTGCCTTTTTAAGGAAACATTATACCGCTACAGACAGTACTCCCTTTGCGACAACAATTGATAACCCAGCAAGCGGATCCATTTCCGTTTCCATGGGTTCTAGTTTGACTTCGACATTAAAACCTGGAAGATATGTTTATGATGTAGTTATTGTAGATGGAAGTGGGACAAAAACTAGAGCGGTTGAAGGTTCAGTTATCGTCCGTGGAGGAGTAACTAGGTAATGGCAAACAACATAAAAGTTCGTGTTGGTCAGACCCCTGCAGTAAAAGTCTTAACATCTGGAACCATTTCCGCAGTTCCTTCCTTTTCAGCATTAACTGACACATCGTTCTCTGATCTTACTGACGGTCAGTTTGCTGCTTATGAAGCTTCATCTGGACTTTGGAAGAATACCTCCACAGCTCAGTTTGACATCGATGGGGGTGTTTACTGATGTCACAGATTAAATTAAAAAGAACGTATGGCATCGGTTTACCTGATCTGCCTCCAGTAGGCACAGGTGTAACCGATGGTGAACTAGTCTACGTATACGATACTAACAACCTTGGTGCTGGTGGCACCTACAGGAAACTCTACATTGGTAGTGCTGCTGGTGTAAACACACTGCCTTATCCTGTAGGCGGTCAGTACTACATGGAGAGACTTCCTGATAACCTCACTCAGGAAGGTGTTCTGTTACCTAGAAAGGTACTCTCTGCTAATGCTAATGCCTTAATCGACAGAATCCAAGTAGGAAGTGGACTGTCTGTTTCTGGTATCTCCACCTTCAAGAATGACGTATATATTGAAGGTGATTTAGATGTAACTGGTGATATTACCTTTGATGAATTTACTGCTAGACAGGTAGTAGTAACTGGCATTGCCACCGTAAATGAGGCAATGTCTATTGGTGGAACCCTTGGAGTCCACAATGCTTATATTGCTGCTGGTTTAGTAACCTCTCTGGTTGGCACCTACGCCACAGTCACAACTGTGGACATCGAGACTCTAGATGCCAGAGATGTTAATATCACCGCTGGCATTATCACAGACATTGTTGGTACTGCTGCTACCATCACGACGATTGATGCTACAGAAGGTGATATCGTTAATGCCAAGATCACTGCTGGTATTATCACCGATATTGTTGGTACTGCTGCCACTATCACCACCATCGATGTAACAAACCTCGATGCCGTAAATGCCACTCTTGGAAGTGGTATCTTTACTGACATTCAGGTATCTGGTGCTTCTACTGTCACTGGCATTGCCACTTTCCAAAGTGACGTATATGTTGCTGGTAACTTAAATGTTGTCGGAGACATTGTATATGATGAAGTAAGGGGTCGTAATCTTAATATTTCTGGTGTTGGTACTATTGCCAACTTCAATAGTGGTCTTGGTACGATTACCACTCTTGATTCCGAAACTGCTGATCTTAATGATGTAAAGATCACTTCTGGTATTATCACCAGTCAGGTTGGTACATATGCCACGATCAACACTGTTGATGTCGAGACTCTCGATGCTAGAGATGTCAAGATCACAGCTGGCATCATTACTGATATTGTCGGTACTGCTGCTACAATCACCACTATTGATGCTAATACTGCTGATTTAGTTGCTGCCAACATCAACGTTGGCATGATCACCAGTGCCTACATCACTGCTGGTATTGTCACCGATATTCAAGTATCTGGTGCTTCTACTGTAGTCGGTGTAGCAACATTCCAGAATGATGTTTATGTTGCTGGTAACCTGAACGTCATTGGTGACGTTGTATACGATGAGGTAACTGGTAGAAATATTAATATCAGTGGTGTTGGCACGATTGCCAACCTCATCACGACTGGTATCT